TTTTCCTTGAAACTCAACGACCTCCCATCCAACGATTGCTGCTTTTCCTTTAACTGGATGTGGAATAGGATATGATTTTTCAACTGTGATATCCCAAAAATCGGGAATCAGTGGTGAACCATTAGGATGAGCAGCACGAATCTTATCTTCATTCAACATATCATGAACAGCATATTCTGGCTTCACTTTGCAAGTGAGCGTAATGCGATCACGACGTGTAACTGAAGCAGGCTCGTTGGAATAAACGGTGGCGCACGTGTCCTTAACGTTCTTAGTTCCAATAACAGCTTTCGGTTCTACTGAAACTTTGCCTTTCATATCAGCTTCGGCCATATTCGCATACATACGAACATTATTGACCAACTGAATCATAAGAGATGTAGGAGCACGCTCGACGAATTCGGCTTTTGTATTACCAATATCGTCAATCAAAACACCATTAGTATAAGATCGGAAATTTGACATAAATTTGTCAGCCTCATTCAAAGTGACAATTCTATCGTCAGAAGCACAGTAGTTATTGTATAACAACGTAGTTACCATCAAAATGTTGGCAATGGTTGATTTACCTACTGCTGTACCTCCAAAAACTCCAATCGAATATGGTGCTTCACGCAAACCGCCTTGTACACGAGTTTGGCGAAATGTTGCCTGCCATTGACGAAGAACATCAAGCTTTCGGCTAAGAATGTTCTTCTCAACAACACCTTTGCAGGTTGTCTTCAACATTTGTGCCTTCTCAATGCACTGCACAAGAAGAGCTTCATAATCATTCTCCGACATATTCTCGTACTTCTCAAGATTACCACATTTGGCATACTCATGACAACGAAGACACTTAGAATATGCTTCTTCAAACTCTTCATTTTCCATATTACCATACAACAACGGCTTAATAGATCCTCTTTCGAAGCAAGCATATCCACCCTCGGCAAAATAGACGATGGTTTCAAATGTTGCATCAATCAAATCAACAGCCGATGCATGTTTGGCAAATGCACCAATGGAAAACATTTTCATGCCTCCAATCCGGAAGTCGAGGTCAGCAGAATCACACAATCCTAGAGCCAAACAAAGACTCAGAACATGTGAAATCTTCTTAAATCCTTCATTCCGAATCACAAGAGACCAATTCTCTTGGAGGTCTTTCAAAAGCAAAAGCCACTTAGGCTTTTCCTTATCCGATTTGACTCCAAACTCTCCAGTTTGCGAATCAAATTCTGCATCCAATAACTCAGACAAATAGTCAGCTGCAAAATTAGCAACTGACTTATTATACTCAGTCTTAAGATACAGAAAAATCGTAGCAAGAAAACCAGAAACAGTAGTACAATCTTTTGCTGCAACAAATAAGGCTCCTAAATTTTCGACTCTACTCAAAAGCTTGTCGTCAATCGGAATACCTTTAATGTTAGCAAGATTTGAAAATGCTGTGGCAATTGCGGCAGAACCAATCTGCGGAGTAAATTTCTCCTTTGGCTTCTGCTTTTTCTTCCTATTATCCCGTCCACCACGGGAGAACTTTTTCCTACGCTCAATAATACGGGCACTTCGATTCTTATGATACTGCTTACGGCGATCTTCCTTAGTTGGAAATTCACCGACTTGAGCATCAAGTCGATACGAATGCGCAAGAGCTTGAAACCTCCGAAGAAGTTTATTAGCTCTATGAATACGAAAAATCCTCCTCAGTGCCGTTATAGCTCCTCCAATGAGGCAGCTGCACCAAACAACAATCATTGCCCAAACAACAGGAACAATTAAGTCCAAGTTGTTGCCTCCTAATAGGCATAAATAAGCAATCATCCAGCAAGTCATTAACCACAAGGGTGGTGACTCCTGGGTATAGAATGGGGCAAGCCTTT